AAAGCCAGTCGCTGGTAAGAAACATGTCATTGATGGCAAGCCAAAAGAAGGGGCCGCAGCAAGCTTTGAAATTACAGGACTAACCAAAGAACCGTCAAAAGTTTTCGGATCAAATATTGCATACTACGTGGCACGTAAAGGGCACGGAGATATTGCGGCAAACTTAGGTATCTTAGATGTACCATCAGCCATTGAACATGAAATGTTAGGGCATAAAAAAGCTAGCGAGGAAAGCAAAGTTTATCATATTGGCGAGGATACAGAGCCACCTTACTACGCAGTATTAATCGAATCAGAAGATTTGTATGGCGAAAAACTTGGCTTCGGTATGTATGCAGGCACATTCTCATTAGATGGTGTCAAAGGCGAAACATTAAATGATGACGACTTTACGCCAGAGCCTGGCGAATATGTTTATTCTGCTGTTTCTCGTCAAATTAACGGTAAAAAAGTTACTGTCGGTTTTGCAGATAATTCAGAAGCTCTAGCAGAATTGACAACAGAATTATTTGGTGAAGAAACACCAGCGCCGGAAAAGTAGCAAGCCCCACAGTGGGAGCTGTTACTCCCACTACAGATGGGGCCAATATTGAATTAAGTTAGGAGGACAAGAAATGTCGTTTATTCCACCAGAAAAATTTAGACTTTATAAAAAAGGTGAAACTAATCCTGTTGCAGAAGGTGTTTCACCTTTAGCTATTACAGGAATTGCCGCAAATACGGATGTTTTAGCAGGTGACTTTACTGTCACAGGTGTTGCCACCGTTGACGGTGTAGAAAAAGAATCTGATCATGTGGATGTACCAGCGTTTAAAACACTACCTATCGCAGTTACTGGAATTACCTTGGATAAGACTGAATTAGCTTTAAAAGTTGGTGAAACAGCAACGTTAACACCTACAATCATGCCAGAAAACGCAACAAACAAAGTATACAGTTTCAGTTCTGAAGATACAGCGATCGGAACAGTAACGCCTGTACAGGGGAAAGTAACAGGAGTTGCGGAAGGTGTTACAAAAATTGTTGGCACAACTGAGGACGGTAATTTTACAGCAGAATGCACTTTGACTGTATCAGCAGCAGAATAAAAATTTATTGATTAAGGATGGCTTTAATTAGTCGTCCTTTTTTTGGAGGTTAAAAAATGGAACGCAAAATTGAACTAACTTTACGCATTGATGGCGAAGAAAAAACTTTTACACAGGACTTTGTGCCGTTTTCTAAGCGTACAGACTATATAAAAAAAGAAAATTCACTTAGAGAAGAAAAAACAAGCGAAGGATTAGAACCAACAGCGGACGACTATTTAGAAATGCAAATTCAATTTGTCGCCGATTTATTCGATGAAAAAGAACTTACTAAAGAAGCAATTCTTAACGGTATGGATGCTTTAGACATTGATAAAATATGGGGAATTATCAGCTATCGAGTTCTTGGCCTATCTAAGACAGATGTGGAAGAGTCAAAAAAGGAAAAGGCGGAGGAAATCTAAGCTGGTCTGAATTTTATGACCTGCAGGTTGGTTTTGTCCGTGATTCAGTTACAGAACTTGGGTGGACGATTCGGGATTTCATGAATACTGATTGCTTGGATATTGATGAAATCTTATTGAAGGCACCAAAGAAAAAGAAAACTAAAAAGAAAAAACAAGAGGTGCGACCACTAAGTGAATTAGTCAAGCGTGGTGGCTCATAAAGGGAAGGAGGTAACTAAATGAGTGGTGGAACGCCGTTAGGAAATATGGTCATAAAGCTTGGTTTGGATAGTTCTGATTTTGGTCGTGGTGCAGCAAATGCTAAAAAAGAAGTTCGTTATTTAGCCAAAGAAATGCAAGCTAATGCAAAAATCGCTGATATGGCGGGCAATCAAATGGGCAAGCTTGGCACTCGTTTTGATGGTTTAACTAAAATCATTGGAGCACAAGAGAAACAAGTTGCTGCGCTGAAAAAAGCTTATGACGAATCTTTTGTAGATGGAAAAGCGACAGAATCCACCAAAAGGCTAGCAACTCAATTGCAAGATGCCAATGGAAAACTAGCAAATTATCGATCTCAATTAATTCAAACAGCTGGTCAGATGGCAGAAATGCAAGTCAAAACCACTGGTGCAACTGGTGCCATTTATAATGCCAGCGAAAAAATGATTGCTAGTGGACAAAAAATGGAAAAAGTGGGAGGAGCCTTAACAAAAGGTATAACTTTGCCAATTCTCGCAGGAGCTGCAGCAGTAACAACGGCCGCTGTGAAATGGGAATCAGACTTCGCAGGGGTTAAAAAGACCAATGATGAAGTTGTAGACTCAACAGGTAAAGTTGTTTATTCGTATAAAGATTTGGAAAATGGTCTTCGTGGACTAGCCAAAGAATTACCTTCAAGCCACACAGAAATTGCCAACGTTGCAGAAGCAGCAGGGCAGTTAGGGATTAAAACTAAAAATGTAGTTGGCTTCACCAAGACAATGATTGACTTAGGCGAGTCAACGAACATGAGCGCAGAAGAAGCAGCAACTGCTTTAGCTCGATTGGCCAACATTACAGGAATGCCACAAACGGAATTTGACAAGTTAGGTTCTGTGATTGTTGATTTAGGGAATAACTTTGCGACAACCGAGTCAGAAATAACCGCAATGGGATTACGTCTTGCTGGTGCTGGTCACCAAGTGGGAATGAGTGAAGCTCAAATCATGGGATTTGCGGCTGCATTGAGTTCGGTTGGTATTGAAGCAGAAGCAGGCGGTTCTGCATTTTCTAAAGTGATGGTTGAAATGCAATTGGCTGTAGAAAATGGAGCCAATGCATTTGCAGGGTTAGAGAGTTTAAGCCAACAAACTGGTGTATCTATGGAACAGGTTTCTAGCGCTGTTAGAAATGGTGGTAAAGAGTTAAAAAATACCGCTGGTGCAATGGGATTAACTAGTAAAGAGTTAAAAACAATGCATAAAGAAGCCACGGATGCATCAGGGAAATTAAATGATTTTGCAGATGTGGCAGGAATGTCTGCAGAACAATTTTCTAAAGCTTTCAAAGAGGATGCTTCAGGTGCTATTATCAAATTTATTGAAGGGCTAGGAAAAACGAAGGAACACGGACAATCTGCAATTGCTGTTTTAAATGATATGGGGATTACCGAAGTTCGTCTTCGTGACAGTTTGCTACGTGCAGCTGGTGCCAGTGATGTATTTAAAAGTGCTGCAGATCGTGGAACTAAAGCATGGGGAGAAAACACCGCTTTAACAGAGGAAGCTAACAAGCGATATGAAACTACTGAATCTCAATTAAAGATGCTTAAAAATGAAGCAGTGGACGTAGGTATCACGTTTGGTGGTCCTTTAGTAAAAGCATTGAGAGATGCGTTGCAAGCGACTAAACCAATGATCAAAACCGTAACGAATTTAGCGGAATCTTTCTCAAATGCTGATCCTAAAACACAGCAAACAATTGTTAAAATGATTGCATTAACTGCTGCAATGGGGCCTGCTATTAAGTTAACAGGTACTTTAACGAAGGGTGTAGGATTTTTAGGCAAGGGCTTTGTTGAGACAATGGCCGCTATGTCTAAAAAAAGAGCGATTGAAGATGTTACAAAAGCTTTTGCAGAGGGTAGTTCTGTTTCTGTTGGATTCGGAAAAGGCATTGCTTCTTCTGGTTCGGCATTAGGAGGATTGACTGCTAAAATCGGAGGAACCACAACACAAATTGGTTCATTGACTAAAGGGTTTAGTTTATTGAATCCTTGGGTGTTAGGTGCAACTGCAGCGATTGGAGCAGGTGTAGCAGTGTGGAAACTCTGGGGAGAAGAAGCTTGGAATAGTTCCCAACGTGTTAAGCAATGGGGAACTGATGTCGGACGAGAAGTTGACAAAACCTTAAACGGGGTGCAAGACAAAACCAAAGCCGCAAATGGTCAGTTTGGCTTATTAAAAGATGGATTTAATCAATCAGATGCTTCTAAAATGGCAGAAAATTTTGAAGCAGCGGGTCAGTCTCTTGAAAAGTCTTTAAATAAAAAAGTAGATGGATTGAATCAATTATTAAAGCAGTTACCAGGAACCGCTACAGACTCAATGAAAGAAATCATTGAGAATGAGAAAAAACTAAATCAGTCTGCTGTGGAAGAAATCCAATCGAATAATAAGCAAATTCAAGAGATTAGACAAAGGGCTGCAAACGAAAATCGTCAATTGAGTGTTTCTGAAGCTCAAATGATTAGTGATTTATCAAAGAATACTGCGGAAGCTTATGTTAATACTCTGGATGTTTCGGCGGAACAAAAAAGAACTATTTTGAAATCAATGACTGGTGATGTAGCGAATGCTACGAAAGAAGAAGCAGAAATATGGTTAAAATCATTAGGAGAGCAAAGGAATGCATCACAGACTCATGCCGCTAAAATGAAAGAAGAGCAAAAAAAATGGTTGAAAGATTGGGGATATAACCTTGATGGTGAATTTGCTCAGAAGTATCTTGAAGAATGGGATAAAATAAACGAGACTACGACTGAAGGTTTTGATAACCAAATGGCGGCCATTGTTGAGAAATTCCCTGAACTAAAAGATAAAATTCATTTGGCTTCTGGACAAGTGATAAAAGAGAGCGGAAATGCTTCACAATACCTTATTGAAGATAATGAGAAGTTATTGGAGAATGTTACCAAAACAACAAATAAAGTTGCTGAAAATGCTAAGAAGAACGCTGAACAACTTAAATATGTTGGTAATGAAGCAAGTGAATATGGGAAAATGTGGAATAATCTTGTTCTTGATCCAAAAACAGGCGAAGTCAAAACCAATGCGCAAGAAGCAGTTAACGAAGCTGCAAATTCTGAAAAAGGATGGAACCAACTCCTATATGCTTCCAAACATGCCGACCTAAAAAGTAATGCTAAATTAATGATTGCCGAAGCAGCAATTGCTAACGGAAAATGGGACAGCATGACGTTTAAGGAACAACAAGCGCTTTTAGATACAAATGCCAAGAAGACTGTAACTCAGGCATTACAAGCCAACGGAAAATGGGACAAACTTAATTTTGAAGAGAAGAAGGCCATTCTGTATTCTAATACCCCTGAAAAAATGGCTGAAAATATGCTTAATCTTGGACTTTGGGAAGATTACAAGTTACATGACAAAGAAATTAAAGCTGATAACAAAGAGTTTTTAGAAGTACTTAGTGATTCACAAGAAAAAATTGTCAATTGGTCTAATATACCAGATGATGTTAAAGAATTTTATGCAGATAATCAAGATTTACTGACAAAAATTTATGGATCAGAACGAGCCTTTAATGCTTGGAAAAATTTACCAGATGAAAGCAAACTGCTTTTAGCAAATAACACGGATGTGCTACAAAAGATTCTTTCTTCAGAAACATATCTAACAAATTGGAATAACCTTCCAACAGACCAGAAAAAAATGCTTGCCAATAATGATGATTTACTAACAAAGGTAATGAAATCAGAAGAAAGTATGAATGCGTGGAATTCATTACCTGATCCAGTAAAAAAAATGCTTGGTAATAATGAAGATTTAAAAGCAAAAATAGCTGATGGAACATTAAGCGTGCAAACTTATGACCAAGTAAAGCCACAATTAAAAAAATTACTCGGAGATGCTTCCAATGTATCAAATCAATCACAGG